GTCCAAAGACATCCTAGACAGGGCAGGTCTTAAACCTGCTGATAGAATAGAACAGAAGATTTCCCACGATGAGAAATCAACTGATGAATTGAGGAGGGAACTTGAAGCCTTAACTGGAACCACAGAGCCTGAAATTATACCACGACTGGTGAACTGATGGCTCATCAGAAACCATCACTTCTGGAAGGGGGTTGGGGGGATTGGCTCTCAGACCAGAGTGAGAAGGAGCGTATTCATAGACTGCAATCCATTGGGATAGATGAGGGCTTGATACAGGGGTCTATGGGGTTACTTGAATCATCCCCACAATCTGATGACGATAGGATGTTCCAAGAGAATGAGCAATTCTATAAGGATCATCCAACGAATACTTTAGAACTAGAACCTCTCCCATACCATACACAGTTTGGAAGAAGGGTTTATAAGGATCAGTTTGGGGTAAAACACTCTGAAAGCACTACCACGCTTCAAGCCCCTAACGGGGAATGGATGAACATCCCTGTTATATTTGGGGGAAAATATGTTACGGAGCAAGAAGCGAAGAAGATCATTGTAGACAACGGTATGCTTGATCCTGAGAATGGGGAAACAATTAAGACCTACAAGACCCTAAAGGAAGCAGAGGAAGCAGCAAAAGAAAGGATGCGACAACTTAATGATCCAAGTTTGCCGTGGAACCTAGAAGGGATGGATTGGATCACGAACTTCCCATTTGAACATCTGGACTGGAAGGGAGCTTTGCCAAACATCAATGTGCCACATTTACCAGATTGGCTTACAAGGCGTAAGAAGCCAAATGTTCCTGATGCAGAGGAATGGAATCCGTAATGGATGAAAAACGAAAACAATACATTCGTGTTCTCTATGGTGGTAAATTAGGATTATCTGGAGATGAATGGGTAGACCATGTTAACTTTTCTGATTCGTTAACGGTTCCTTATGACGCACCTAGAGAAGAGCGCATAAGAGTTTCACGGCTGAAGACACTCGATTTAATAAATCGAATGAAGAAGGGCAAGAAAGATTTGCCGTGGTGGAGGAAAGGTCAACTAGCCACTCTGGGAATAGGGCATAACTTTGTACAAGGATTTGATAACCCTGCACCCCTTTGGGAAAGCATAAAGAGAGGACGGTTTCCAAATGCAGAGGATATAGTGGGTTTATTGGGTGCTATAAGGGATTGAGATGACTAAACGGTATGGAATGGACTCCCCAGAAGTTCGCGCCAGAAGGGAACGGGAAGAACAAAGAAGGGCAGCAGAATATCAGGGGCTTCTAATGCCTGATCCCGGTACTCCCGCATGGGAAAAGGGGCTTGGGTTATCCACTCCGTTTCTTGATCTTATTCCCGGCTCTGGAACTGCCATGAAGGGTTTGTTACTGGGGGGAAAGGGCTTGCTTGGTAGTGTGCCTCTTGCTGCTGGGATACGACTATCCCAAGACATAAAAAGAACGCCTAAGAATATTTTCAACGCATTAGAAAACATAGGATTTAAGAAGTGGACTCCTGAAAAAGAACGCTTTGCAAATGTCGATCTAAAATATCAAAGAGAGGGTGTCGGATTAAGATTGCGTCATGGTGCGTTAGCAAATAACCCAATGAAGACAGGGGGAGGAGCCGACATTTTACCCATACGCATGGGTAAGGAGCATGGGGTTCCTGAAGATAATGTCGTAATTGAAGGTCTTGCAATTGTTCCTGAAAAAAGGGGTACAAGAGCAATAAAAGATGCCGTAGATGACCTTATTGCAATGGCTGATAGGACAAAAACAACTCTTTATGTCCACCCATCCCCAATAATGGACAAATCTAAGGCAGAGTTTGTAAGAAAATACGGCGAGAAGCATGGACTCGAATTATTTAGTAAGGAGAGGGATAAATTGTTTAATCTATACGAGAAATTTGGGTTTGTGAGAGGTGGAAATGTCATGGTAAGGTTTCCCGGTGGCAAACAAGTTGATATTTCAGGGGCAACAGATTTGAAAAGTGGTAACAAATGGTTTGACGATGCGTTTGGATTTTGAATAATGCCAATACAACGATGCACTCTGAAGAGTGGGAAGAAAGGATGGAAATACGGAGAATCTGGTAAATGCTATGCAACTAGAAAGAGTGCAGAGAAGCAGCAAAAAGCGATTCATGCCTCACGGAGAACTAGAACAAGCAGTTGAAATCGCTAGGGAAATACGGCAAAGGGAACGATACAACAGGATTGACTATTATGATCCGTACCCCTATCAACTAGCGTTTCACTCTACTGGTTCGGACGCAAACCAGAGGCTTTTAATGGCAGCAAACCGCATAGGAAAGTCCTATTGCGGGAGTATGGAAATGTCCTACCACCTCACCGGATTGTATCCAGAATGGTGGAAAGGAAGAAGATTCACACAACCCATTGTAGGATGGGCTGGTGGAGTCTCTAACGAGACTACCAGAGATATTGTACAGTTTGAACTATTGGGTTCCCCCGACGATCCAGAGGCTTTCGGGTCAGGTACTATACCCAGAAAACATATAATAAAGACAGAACGAAAGCCCGGTGTTCCCAACGCCAAGAGCGTAGCCCTGATCAAGCACGTAAGTGGGGGGAACTCTTCTTTATTCTTCAAGGCTTACGAGATGGGAGTCGAGAAGTGGCAAGGACGGAGTGTAGATTGTATCTGGTTGGACGAGGAACCATCAAGAGAACTTTATAGTCAAGCCGTCACTAGAACATTAGATCGTAAAGGCATGGTTTATATGACCTTCACCCCAGAAGCAGGGATGACGGAGACTGTGGCCTCATTTATGAATAATCTAAAGTCTGGGCAATCCCTGAACAACGCCACATGGGATGATGCTTCAGAAAAGATCATGTCCATGAAGGGAAATCGTGGACATCTCAATGAATCCGTCATGGAGCAGATTCTATCCTCTTATTCTCCACATGAGAGAGAAATGAGGAGATATGGAAGACCTTCTATTGGCTCAGGATTGGTATTTCCCCTTGCAGAAGAGAAGGTTATGGTCGATCCCTTACATATTGAAGACCATTTTCCAAGAATAGCAGCGATAGACTTTGGATGGGATCACCCCACAGCCGTAGTATGGTGCGCTGTGGACACTGAAGCAGAGATATTCTATGTATATGACTGTTACAGGGCTTCTAAAGCCTCTCCATCAGTCCATGCAGAGATGATACGCACCAGACCCCATTTTATCCCGATTGCGTACCCACATGACGGAAATAGGCGTGATTCTATGGGAAATCCGGGCCTTGCAGACCAATATAGGGGTATGGGGTGTAACTTTCTCCTAGAACACTTCACAAACCCCCCCGCATTGGGCAATAACAAGGGTTCAAACTCAATAGAAGAGGGTTTAATGGCTATGTTACAGGCCATAGAGGGGGGTAAATTTAAGGTATTTTCGACACTTTCTGACTGGTTTGAAGAGTTCAGAATGTACCATAGAAAGGATAATAAGGTAGTTCCTTTAAGAGATGATCTCATGTCAGCGACAAGGTATGCCTTTCAATCACAACGCTTTGCCGTAGCTGGCGAAGACCCATCTTGGACGAATGATGTGGAATACAAGAACTACGGAATTATTTAATGGCAAAGATTACTGAAGAAGAATTAGTATCCAGAATAAAGGGCGAGATTACTGACGCTCTTGGTTATGGTGATACTATCTCAGAACAGCGCGAAAGGGCTATGGAATATTACTATGGTGAGCCTTTTGGTAATGAGGTGGAAGGCCGTAGTCAATTTGTAGATTCCACTGTCCAAGACACTGTTGAATGGATTAAACCCTCTCTTATGAGGGTGTTTGCTTCCGGTGACGAGATGGTTAAGTTTAACCCTCATGGCCCGGAAGACGTTAAGATGGCTGAACAAGCCACGGACTATGTGAACTATGTGTTTACAAAGGACAATCCGGGCTGGGAAATTCTTTATTCATGGTTTACTGATGCTCTCTTATTCAAGAATGGAATAGTTAAAGTCTGGTGGGATGAGACAGACGAATCCCAGAGAGAGGAATACAAGAATTTAACTGAAGATGAACTTGCTGTCCTGATTAACGACCCCGGAGTGGAGGTTGTAGAACATACCCCACCCGGAGAGACTTCAGAAGGTGCATATGGTGATATGTCCTCTGAAGGACATCATGTTGTAATTACAAGAACCAATTACAACGGAAAGATCAAGATTGAGAATGTTCCACCTTCCGAATTCCTCATTAGCAGGGAAGCCAAGAGTATTCAAAATGCTAGGTTTGTTTGTCATAGGGTACAGAAGACTCTATCAGAATTAAGGGAGATGTACCCAGATGAAGACCTAGAATCAGAAGAATTGGGTAGTGGTGAGGAAGATGCAAACTCCCTTACCGGAGAAAGGTTAGCAAGGTTCACATTTGATGACAGTGATAACTTTGGTCTTGGTTACTCTGAAACAGAAGATGCCCTAAAAATGTATTGGCTGCATGAGTCTTTCCTTCAGACAGATTTCGATGGAGATGGCCTTACTGAATTAAGAAAGGTCTGTACTGTAGGCAATAAGGTTCTACAGAATGATGAGATAGATTCTATCCCGTTTGTTTCTATCACCCCCGTCAAGATTCCACATAAGTTCTTTGGCTTGTCAGTTGCAGATTTGGTGATGGACTTACAGTTGATGAAGTCCACACTAATGCGGAACCTGATGGACAATATGTACAATCAGAATTTCGGTAGATATGCTGTCCTTGAGGGTCAAGCGAATCTCGATGACCTACTCACCCAACGTCCGGGTGGAGTAGTGCGAGTTAAATCACCCAACGCTATAATGCCCCTCACAACTCCCCCACTGGAACCTTACTCCTTCCAGATGCTTGAATATCTGGACGGGGTAAGGGAATCCAGAGCAGGAGTCTCAAAGATGTCTCAAGGATTGAATGAAAATGCCTTGACATCCCACACCACCGCGACAGCCGTAAATGCCGTTATGGGCGCAGCACAAAGTCGCATGGAGCTTATCGCCCGTAACTTTGCAGAGACTGGCGTAAAGGACTTGATGATTACGATCTATGAACTACTCCATAAGAACCAAGACAAGCAGAGAGTGGTTATGCTCCGCAATGAATGGGTTCCGGTACGTCCTGATGTATGGAATGATAAGTATGATTGCACTGTCTCTGTGGCTCTAGGACAGGGGAACAAAGATCAACAGATGATGCACTTATCTCAAATGATCCAGTTTGCAGCACAATCAATGCAGGGTGGTTTGAAGATTGTAAATGAACAGAATATGTACAATCTTGGTTCTGCTCTTGTAAAGGCAATGGGATTCCAGAATGTGAATGATTACCTAACTGACCCAAGCCAAGTTCCAGATCAGGGGCCATCCCCACAACAGCAAATGGATCAGATGGAAATGCAGATAAAGCATAAGGAACTTGAGATTAAGGCTGCCGATGTTCAGATTAAAGCCCAGAAGGTACAACAGGATGCACAAGAGGCTGCTGTTGATGCCCAGTTAAAGGTGGCTGAACTGAATCTTGAACGAGAACAAAAGAGAGCAGTAGCTATAGGAGCAACATAATGGCAATTACGAGAGTTAGAGTGGGTAGGGGCAAGGGGTGGAAAGCATCCTACGGTGGAAAAACTAAGGTGTTCAAAACAGAGGCAGCGGCTAAAAGATGGGCTGCTGATCCTAAATCTGTCGTAAGAAAAAGTGACCAAATGTTGCTGGCAAGAAGAACAGAGAAGGCGCG